TTGTCGTTCTTAAATAGACTAAAGCTGCCATCTTTCATTTCATAGGTCATTTCTGCCTCGCTTTTAGTTGGTTAAATAGGTCTAAGACCTCGCTTAAAAACTGCTTTACTTCTACTTCCATCGAGTCGATATACTCCTGATCCCTCTCGACTCGTACTACAAACAGTTGCAAGTCCTCTGGCACTCTAGGATCGAATGATACAAAGTCGCACCATTTCGCGCCTGTACAAGCCATCTGGCATTGCATCTGTGGGATGTATTTACTTGGAGCTTTATTCTCCAAGACTGTCTCAATATGGTTAGCGGTATTCGGACACTTAATCTCGATAAGACCTTCCCCTACAATGCCATCAGGAGAGCATCCAAAGCCTTCTATCGTGGGGTGATCTACGAACCCATCCTCCTTTACAAAAGTGCCTGTATGAGCCTCGTATGCCATCCTAGCGAATGGCTCTTGCTCTGTACCCCATTCCATCGCAGCGTTAGTAAACGACTCCCCTACCTTGTTGGTCAATCGCTGAACCACTAATTCCATCTTGTAGTTCTTACGACTTGCTGATTCGCCAGACTTAATCTTGGCTAAAACATCTGCGACCCGACTAGCAGTAACTTTGCCTAATCTGGCAGCAAACCATTCTTCTGTTCTTTGTTCCATACAATCCCTTTCAATGGATTTTTTGATCCGCATGAATCTGCTGTAAGCAGTCATTCAGAAACTTTACCATAATCTGTGAAACTTCTAACGATAAATCTGATCCCTCAATCTCGATAGCAAATTGAAAGGGAGCAACCTCGGTTACTGTCATTACTGCTTGAGATACTGGTTCAGACATATTTTGATCGTTGCATAGCCTCTGCTATAAAACACCGATTCTCCCCTTTCATTTTCTTTTGGTACTCATCACTACAGTCATCACAGACTGTAACTCTCTCTCCTGATCCCCTCCTGTAATACTGCCATTTTCTATAATCTGATTTGGAATGAAAGCATACAGGATACCAATCATTCTTTATCGTCATCGGCTGGAGGTTCTTGGGGGTCTCTGCGAATAAGCTGTGTATCAACTCCATCATTTTCAAACTGCCTCTGATATGCGAGAGACAAGGCATCAATGGCTGCATCCCAACCTGCTGCAAAGAAATGCTCGCAGATCATAGACTGCCCTGTAGGAATATCTACTTCCTTTAGGGTTCTATAGAAAGCCTCCATACAATGCTTGTTTCTCATTTTATTAATTCCTCAATCCAAGAAGTTGCCAATTCCCAAGACACCTTTATTATCGCAAAAGGTAACAAAATGTAAACACCTATCTCTACTAGGATTTTTGCCACTTTTTCCATTGCACAACTCCTGGTATCTCTGGCACATTTACATTCTCTAAAGTCCTTGCCGACAATGCGCGAAACTCTGCCCATTTCTTTTGGTACTTAGCTTGTTCGCTTGCCGGTACATAGCCATAAATCTTGCGCCACCGAATTGTAATATCTGTAGAGCTTGGTGTGTAAATAAAATCATTTTCTTGCATATTTTCTCTCCGCTTCTCGTTTTAAACAATGTTCGCATTTCCATCTCATAACTGGTCGAACCCTATTTCCTGCTGCTACCAACTTAAAACCAGCTTTTGGTCTATCAGCCTGACAAGAACTACACCACTTTTTCTCCATCCCATCCTTCCTTTATATAACCATATTCCGAAACATCTACTACGGCTGTGAGCTTTAAACATACATCGCATAGGTCGATCCATGATCTGTGGTTCTCCGAACTCTTTAGTGGATGTGTACCCCAAGCCTTACCGCACTCGAAGCACACATTGTCTGGCTGCACATCAGCTAGTTTCACTCAGTTCTGCCTTCCGCTTTTCTTTGGCATCGTTTACCTTCTTCATCGCTTCTTTGTCCTTAGACACTTCCTTAAACGCTTGGGCAAAGTTCACCTTGAGTTCTGGGATGTCCTGAGAACCTAATATCTTTTCTACAAACTTTGTAGAATCCACCTCTATATCATCCCACAAATCCTCACCGACATAAAGTGAAAGTCCCAATCCATGGAGTGCGATTGCTTTTGTCAAAGCCCTTTGCATAGCAGTATTTACGGCAAATGCATCGGGGTTCGGTACTGCCTTGTTGCGATAATCCATGACCGGCAACTGTGCTGTCATCGACTTACCAAACGCATTAACTGTGCAGAACACCATTACAGTCTCACCAAACAATACAGGCTGACCATAAGACCAAGTAGCCTGTGGATCGTGTTGTAGCAATGTGTCTACAGCCCATGCCCAAGACAGATAAGACAAACCATTCTTCTTCTCGATCTTATCCGATACATCTACATTTCTAAGTTCTAAATATTTAGACATTATTCTTCCTCTGCAATCAATTTGTTTTCAATATGGTCGTGGACTAGAAAATAAATAGCCCGACCAAACTTTTCCCATTCACCTTTATCTGCATACTCTCGCAGATTCTCCCACTTCTCAGCACCAGCATAATCCGCAGTTGCATCTGCAAGATACTCTTGGAAGTTATCCAAGTCCATAGGATCACATGGCTTACCTGGCTTCATATAGGTAGTCCATACATATTCCTGATGGTCATCAGCTTGCGCCATTTGCCGGTATGGTTCTTCTAACCAACTATCATATTTACTCACGACACACCCCCTGTTTTCCAAACATACACAACCATCGCTGGTGCAAGCATAAGGATAGCTGCCACAGCACCCCAAAATATATCTTTCCATTCGCCTTTGTAGTCTTTCATAGTGTTACCTCAGATAAATATAAATTTGGTTGCCATTGTTTCCAGTCATCGTAAATGCGAATTTCATAGCCAAACATACCGCCTTCACAATGAAATACACAATCATCAGGATTTAAACCTTGCTTTAGTGCATCTGCATCAGCACTAGTTTTGCTGGCATAAGTAGCTTTTACAAAAAAAGTTGGTGTTTTCATTTTTAAATTCCCTTTCAAAGAAATAAGCGACATCGCTTATGTAGAACTATACAGATATTTGTAGAGATTTGTAGAATATTTACTAGGGATATACCCTAATATCTACATTTACCTATTTTGGGTGTAGAATCAATGTTCTACAAAAGGAGATAACATGAATACTGTTGCAAAAAAACAACACTTTGACAAATTATTAGAAGTCTTTGGCACATATAAGGACATCGCGCATCACCTTGGTATGAAGTATGTAACTGTCTATGCCTGGTCAATGCGGAACAGCATCCCCAAGAAACACCACGAAGCCATCATAGAAGCCTCGTTTGGCAAGATAACAGAAGAAGATCTTGCCTAACTACAATCAGCGTACAAAGGCTCTATACGAGTCTCAGGGGTATAAATGCGAAGTGGTCGAATCCTACAACTCTTTTACAAAACGAAAAAAAGATATGTTTGGCATCTTAGACATGGTGGCTATTGGAAACGGAGAGTCTTTAGGCATACAAATGACATCCAAAAGTAATATGTCATCCAGAATTAAGAAGATCCAAGAAAGCGAATATCTCCCTGAGCTTATTAGGTCTGGGTGGAGAATTATTGTTATCGGCTGGTTTAAGAAACCTAATGGAAGATATGATTACAAAGAATTTGAATTTTAAGGAAAACAAATGAAAGCATTTATTACAGGCATTTCTGGTCAAGATGGCTCGTATTTAACAGAACTTTTGTTAAGTAAAGGCTATGAAGTGCATGGCATGATTCGTAGAATTAGCCAACCAAACTTATCAAATATTAAAAATACATTAGGTCAAATTACTTTGCATACAGGCGATATGACTGATGGCACAAGCATCTTTCGTATTATTGAAAAAGTAAAACCAGATGAAATCTACAACTTAGCTGCAATGTCTCAAGTTCGTGATTCTTACGACCATCCAGAAACAACCCAAGACATCAATGCCAATGGGCTTTTAAGAATTATGGAAACTGTAAAAGCATTGGGGTTAGATTGCAAGATTTATCAAGCCTGTTCTAGTGAAATGTTTGGTAAGGTGCAAGAAACACCACAAAAAGAAACAACCAAGTTTTACCCAAGATCACCTTATGGAGCTTCTAAAGTAGCTGCGTTTGAAATGGCAAGGATTTGGCGAGAAGCCTATAACATGAAAGTTTATTGTGGCATTTTGTTTAACCACGAAAGCCCAAGAAGGGGTGAGGCATTTTTATCTCGCAAGGTATGTAAAGCAGTTGCAGAAATTGCTTTAGGACAACGAGATAAATTAGTTCTTGGAAACTTAGATGCTAAAAGGGATTGGGGATATGCAAAAGAATATGTGGAATGGATTTGGCGCATCATGCAACATCCAGCCCCAGATGATTTTGTCATTGCTACAGGAGAAACTCATTCAGTTAAAGAATGGGTGGAACTATCATTTGCCCATGTTGGCATTACCAACTGGGAGGATTATGTAGATTTTGATAAAAGTTTAACACGACCAGCAGAGGTAGATTTATTGTGTGGCGATGCAACAAAAAGTAAAGAAATATTAGGATACGAATCAAAAACTAAATTTAAAGACTTGGTGGCTATTATGGTAGATGCTGAAATGCAAAAATTAAACCCTGTGCATGAGGACAACAGGCGCAGATTAACCAGCTTTCCAGAAGCAAAAATGCTAGAAGTAAAAGAGGATTGTATTCTTGGCAAGCACTATCATAAAATCAAGACAGAACGCTTTTTATTGTCTTGTGGTGAAGCTACCCTTACCATACAAAATAAAGAGCCTGTAAACATGGAAATAGGCAAAATTTACACAGTTAATCCTGGCGAGATGCACACTTTTAAGATTAAAAAAAACAGTATCCTAATAGGGTTAAATTCTAAAGAATTTGATCCATCGGATGATTACAAGTAATTTTTGATTTATAATTACATTAGCAGAGTGATGTCTGTTTGGTAAGTGGCTCTATACACAAGACCCTTTTGGGTTGTTCTGAGTGTTTAGTAAATGATTTAGAGCCATTTATTAAGCAACATCACCTTAGAGCAACCTAAAGGGGTTTTTCTATTTCTGCTCGCACTCCAAGCGAAATTAAGTGCTTATATCGGCAGCGTGGAAGAAAAGATAGGCTCACTACTAGGATGGCAAGCCTCGCAGACTTAAATGGGTACTGCACAAATTTGTAGATCAAGGGTGATATATAAGTCTACAAATGATTGAACATTATCTTAGGAAGGATTAGTCTGGTAACAGATGGATCAGGTTGATAAGGCATATCACCTAAAGTAGAGTATTGTCTAAATATATACAAAATATATATATGTTGTAACAAAATGTATAGAAAACTAACATTTATATACAAGTTGTATTTTGTAACATAAACATTACCTAAAGGTAATTAATGTATTAAATATGGATCATTATGGATGAACAAACATACAGAGAACAAGCTCTACAATTCCTAGAGAAAGAGGATCGTTTTGCTTGTAATGCCTTTCCCTGTCTAGGAGACGATAATGGACATGGGTTTGATGAACACTATGTTTACCATGTTGCCTGGGCAGTTAGAAAGATAAACGAAGTAAACCCCAAGATCCATTACGACATTAGTTCATCACTACATCTTTGCACTACTCTAGTTGCAACTATTCCTACTAAGTTCTTTGACTATCGCAAACCAGACCTACAAGTACCAAATTTGTTAGTAGGCAGAATAGACATTAGTGTAGAAAACCTAGACCCTGTAGAGTCTCTTTCTTGTTGCCATGTTGTAGAACATATTGGTCTTGGGAGATACGGAGATCAGCTAGACAATACAGGCGATCTAAAAGCCATCCAAAACCTCAAGAAAAGCGCAGGAAAGCATTTGTTCTTTGTTGTGCCGGTAGGTATCCCATGTGTGGAATTTAACGCGCATAGGATCTATAGCCCTGTTTATATCGCATCTCTGTTCCCAGAGTTTAAGTGCCAAGAGTTTTACCTTATTCCGAACAACGGAGAAAAGCCAAGTGTTAGTCTTATACAAGAGTTAGACCTACCTTATGCCTGTGGGTGCTTTCACTTTATTAGGGAAAATACTTAGGACTTATTTGTAGAACTCGTATAAGATTATTAAAGTTTTATGCACAAAAGGGAAAAAATGATTATCAAATCAAAGTTTTGGTATATTCTACAAAAGCACATAGAGCTAAGAAAGAAAAAGTGAGTGCTTGGCTTATTATTGTTACCGGCTTAATCTATGCCTATATTGGGTGTGAACAAGCCCTAAAAGGGAATATGCCTATGGCAGTTGTATATACAGGATATGCGTTTAGTAATGTTGGTCTTTACATCTTGGCGAGTAAATAATGCATTGGAATCATAGAGTGGTAGACTTTTCAGACGAGAACGATGGAGAACCTTGGGTCGAGGTGTGCGAGGTTTTTTACGACAAGAACCATGAGCCTTATCTGTACACAGCAAGAGGTGTTGGTGTGATGGGAGAAGATAAAGAAGAAGTAAAACAGACTTTGTATAAAATGCTAGATTGCTTAAATAAGCCAGTTCTTATGAAAGCAGACTTTAATCAAAACATAAAGGTGTGGATGGATGCTGATACAGATCAAACGGATTAGAGAAAACATAGATGGCTCTGCTAATGTAGAGGTAGTATTTGATAGTCAGGGTCATAAGATGTTGTTGCAACATGGTTTAGAAAGTATGTTGGTGAAGGCAATAGAAAACATGAAAGGGAAAAGGGAAAATGAAATTCGAGAACTTTTGGTCGCAATATCCAAAAAAAGTCGGAAAGCTAACAGCAAAAAGATCGTGGGAAAAACTAAGTCTAGACAACCAACAAAAGGCGCTAGAGGCAATAGTAGAGCATCGTAAGTATTGGTCAGCAAAAGGAACTGATTGGGAGTTTATTCCTCATGCATCTACCTGGTTAAATCAGGAAAGATTTGAGGATGAGCTTGTTATCGAGCAGAAAGAGAATAAAAGACCTCCTTTACCTTGGTATGCAAGCGATGAACTTACTTTAGCCAAAGGCAGAGAGTTAGGATTAAACCCATATGCAGGAGAATCTTTTGCCCAGTTCAGAGCCAGACTTTCGGCAAAGATCGGCAGTACGGCAACTCTGTAAGTGGAGAGCAGCTTGGGGTTTGCAGAAGTTTAGGGAATATCTATCGAAACACCAAATCGATAGCCAATTACTAAATCTATTTGCAGATCAATGGCAAAAAGGTAACAAGGGAGAATGGGGAAAATGGATATAGATCCAACAAAAGCAGTAGAGTACATAATGAAGTATTCAGGAGATTTTGCTAAAGCCAAGGCAAACAGAATCTACCTAGAGAACTTCCTAAAATCTAAGCGCAGTATCCTTATGTCTAAATCATCGGCTAAGTCTGTCGCAGCAGCAGAAGTAGATGCGTATGCAGACCCAGAGTATATTGGCTTGCTAGAGGGCTTAAAAGAGGCTGTGGAGTGCGAGGAAAAGATCAAATGGATGCTGACTGCTGCACAACTCAAAGTTGAGATATGGCGCAGTCTAGAGGCTACTAACCGATCTGTAGATAATCATGCTAGATAGCAACTTTGTCTACATCTGGGCATTAATTGTGTTTCTCATAGTATACATTTCTATAAAGATTGGTACAAAATAGTGGACTCTACAAACTACAATTTATACCTAAATAGGTATAAAGAGATGCTAAAAACAGCACACCATTTATCTCAGTTGTTAAAGAAAACAAGAGAAGAAAACGAATACCTTAGAAAATGTATAGAAACAAAAAACTCCTAGAAATTGCTAGACTATTACCATGTCAACATTGTGGGATAGAAGATGGAACTGTCGTGGCTGCACATTCCAACCAGTTACGAGATGGCAAAGGTCGTGGACTTAAGGCATCCGATTTTCGCATTGCAAGCCTCTGTTTTCGCTGCCATGCGGAAGCCGATACATCTAGCACACTTACAAAAGTCGCAAGGATTGAGATGTGGGAACAGGCGCACCGAGCAACCATTGGTGAACTTTTTGAACGAGGACTTGTTGTAGTTAATTCAAAGCTCTAAGGGATCAAACCCTAAAGACTCTGCTACTAACTTAGCTCTGTATCTAAAAGTCTTATCGTGCTTTGTCCAGGCACAAGTAGAAGTATTCCACCTACTAGCGTGGATGGCTTCATGTGCCATTGTACGGATACAGGTTTCTATAAAGCCATTTCTAGCTGCTGATATTGTGATTATGTGTTCATACTTGTCTGCACCATCATCGTACAAGTAAGTTCCCATGGTGTCTGGATCGTAATCCACAATAAACTTTATCTGCTCTGCAAGAGGCATATCCCACTTATCAAAAGGCTCACACACCACAAGCATATTGTAGATATTCTTTAGGATAGTGGAGGTTAACTTCATACTTTTAGTATCTCTCCTCGGAACTCCACCTCATCCTCACCACAGACTTGGATCATCTCCGGCATAAGCATCTTGCCTCGTTCCCAAGACAGCATAACAAAGCCAGACCGCCAGTCTTTAGGAGAATCCTCTGTATAGTCTGCAAACTGCATATTATTGGGTTCTGCTAGTGTGCCTGTCTGTACCCCCCAAATCGTCTTAGAATAGCCTGTAATTGGCTGACAAGCTAATACATGGGTATGACCTGTGATGATATTAGTTTGTGCTGCTACAGCGTTGTTATAGCCTGCGTATCTGCCACCCTTAAATCTGTGTTTAATTACAGTATCGTCATTAACCCAAAACGACCAGCACCCCTCCCATAGAGGGAAGTGGTCTTTTAGTTGGAATCCTTCTACACCCTCAAACTGACTAGCCTGTGCAGCAAGCATAGTCTCAAATCGCGCATCGTGATTACCAAGACACCAAATAAGCCTACATCCTGCTGGTCGTATCTTTTCTATCTCGCCTAAGTAGAGCTTGTTGGCTTCGAGTTCTTCTTGGACAGTAGGTTTTTTATCCCAACCGATACGAGGAAACCGACTAATAGAACCACCATCAAAGGAATCGCCATTATTAACAATAATCGTTGGCTTAAAATACTCAATAAATTTAAGCAAAGCCTTATAAGCTGTAGTAGTGTCATCAGGATAAAAATGGGCATCGCTAAAAACAATAATACGACCTTTATCAAGTGCTGTTCCCCTTCTAACTGAGATTGGTGCTTGTTCTATTCTGTTTTCGTTTTTTGCTTTAAGCCTGGCTAATCGTTCTTCTTTTTGTTTTTTATTGTGTTCGTCTCTAAGATTGATTTCTGTTTCTAATTTAATCCCTAGTCTTATTTCTACAGATCTTCTTCTATTCTGAACGGCTCTAGGGGTCATTTTAATTTCTTTAGCCATTAACATCGGACTAGGAAACTCTTTCCATTTATCTGCAAACTGTTGGTCTGTCAGGTAAAACCCAAATTGGTTTTTCATTTTATCTCTACAAGTAGTTAAGATATTGAAATAATACAGAAATTTTGATTACAATTATACAATCATATAATTAAGGATTATTGATGGGTCTAGAAGATCGTCTTAGAAATTGGGCTTGGTATGTTTCTTGGGGAACTGTAGTACCTCAACCTGACTCAACTTGTAGATCGTTTGAGAAAAACTACATACCAGAACTCGGCAATCTTTACGCACCAGAAGAACCACACTACGAGCCAGACCATCAAGATGGAGAAATAATAGAACAGGCAATTAAGGGTTTACCCCAAGAACTCAGAAAAGTATTAAAAGCTCGTTATGTGAGCCATCCATATGCTAGTCAGAATCAACTAGCCCACCACCTAAGAAAATCAACAACTAGGCTAGAGACAGATTTAACCAATGCAAAAAAGCGACTTCAAGACCAACTCGACAAGAAAGCCAAATCTAAGGACTATGCGGATATGCTCAAGGTGTCAGGAGAAAAAGACAACCGAGAATGGGATTTTCGAAATCTACAACAATGGGATTAATGAACGATTTATTTGTTTTCATTGTAGAAAGCCTAAAAATGTTTTATAATTTGCTTGGGTCATTGCACCCAAAATTTAGTGATTCTTCTTTACAGCCCTAGCAATAGGGCTTTTTTTTGGGTGCGATATGAAAGAAAAAGGTATGTCAATAATGATCGGTCTACTAGGCAAAGAGCCAAAGATGGCTGAGAAGTCTGAGGGTGGTCTATTAGAGTCCGATACCGAATCTTGCCCACTCTCTACAATGGATGCCGATATAAACAAAGGCAACATGAAAAAAGCAGTTCTTACAGCCGAATATGGTGATCGTAAGGATGGCGAAGGTAAATGTAAAGCCTGCGAATACTACGAAACAGGCGAAGAAATGACTAAATGCGGTGTTCCCAAAGATATGGGTCATTGTGCTATATTCGATTTTGTCTGCAAAGGTGAACGAGGCTGTATGGCTTGGGAAGCTATGGGTGCAGAAGAAGAAGAATACGAGGAGGAAGAATGAAACAGGGTCTCTACAGCAATATCGCAGCAAAGAGAAAACGCATTGCCGAAGGATCAGGCGAGAAGATGCGTAAGCCAGGAACAGCAGGCGCACCAACAGCCAAGGCTTTTAAACAAGCAGCTAAAACTGCTAAACCTTACAAAAAGAAATCTTGAGATTAGGTATAATAATCCCCTACCGAAACAGAGAGGAGCATCTAAAAAAGATGCTACCTCATACAGTCTCATTCTTTCGTAGAAATACCGACATAGAACCCTTGTTTGTTCTAGCCGAACAAGACGATGATCTACCTTTTAACCGAGGCGCAATAGTCAATCATGCTTATGCAGCTTGTGCAGGCATGATCGATTATGTGTGTTTTCACGATGTAGATTACCTACCAATGTGGGCAGACTACACCGAACCTAACCTACCAAGCCGAATAGTCTGGTATGGCATGGATAAACGACCAGTAGGGCATGGCACAGACAGAGCAGTATGCGCGCAACGCTACGGATTAGCAGCAGTTGCAGTCATGCGTAAGTGGCATTTTGAAGCCTGTAACGGATACTCCAATACTTATTGGGGATGGGGTTACGAGGACACAGACCTTGCTAAGAGGCTCGAATCAGTCGGGATACCCCTAGGGTACAAGGATGGTACTTTTATCGCCCTAGATCACGATTCTAACGGCTACGATGCCAACGGAGAGTCCGAGGCAAGCAAGGCAAACGCAGAACGATTTAAGCATAGGGTTTACCCTGATATGGTAGATGGACTCAGTACACTAGGCGCTACTGTCGTTTCCATACAACAGCATATCGCAAGAGGCATGGCAGACGGAGAGCAAGCACCTTTATTGTGGTGCAAATATAACCTAGAGGATCTATATGAAAATGTCTAAGGCTCAGAAAAAGATTGGCAAAGTAATGGGCGAGTACAAAGAAGGAAAGCTACATTCTGGCAAGGGCGGTAAGGTCGTAAAAAACCCCAAGCAAGCCATCGCTATCGCTATGTCGGAAGCTGGTAAGTCAATGCGAGTCAAGAAGTGAAAATCCGAGAGGCTGCCGGAGTATTAGAAAGAATCGGTGTCGCAGGTTATAACAAGCCTAAAAGAACACCAAATCACCCTACTAAAAGCCATGTCGTAGTCGCAAAAGAAGGCGATAAGGTAAAGACCATACGATTTGGTCAGCAAGGTGTAAGCGGTGCAGGAGCTAATCCTAAGACCGAGGCAGGCAAAGCAAGACAAAAATCATTCAAGGCTCGTCATGCAAGCAACATTGCTAAAGGCAAAATGAGTGCAGCGTATTGGGCTGACAAAGTTAAGTGGTGATATATGCCAGGACTATTAGACTTACTTATGCCTCAACAACAGCCTACAAGTGGTTTGTTGAATGTGCCATCAGGATTTGATGAGCAAGGTTTCCAGAATTGGATTAGAAATACAGATTGGTTTAAAGAATTTGTAAAAGAGTACAAAGAAGAACCAGACCTAAACACTTCTGATTACGATTACAGAAAAGCATGGTTAAGTGGCATTGTTCCTGAGAGAGACCCATACGATCAAAATAGATACCATTGGGCATCTTCTACAAATACAGGAGAGATGCTAAAAGCATTAGATCATCCAACTGCTTGGAAAGAGTATTTCATGCGAGACTATGGTGCAAATCCAGATTCTCTAGGAATTACAAAGCAGATGTACGAAAACATGATTTTTAATGCAGAGTAGTAATGTGTAAATATGTTGTAGAATAGCAACATCATCAACCATCAACCCATAGGGAATGGAATGGAAAACTCTACAGAAAACAATAATCTACAAGTTGAGCCAACTAATAAAGGTGGCGCACCTACAGGCAATCAGAATGGTAAGAAGGGAAAGCTCTTTTACGATGCACTAAGAGTAGCCCTAGTACAAGAGGATCGAAAGAAACTTAGGAACATTACCGAGAAGTTAGTCAAGTCAGCAGAAGCCGGAGAGCCTTGGGCAATCAAGGAAGTCATGGACAGGATAGATGGTAAGCCTGTTAACACTACCGAACTAAGCAATACAGAAGGTGGCATCTTTAAGATGGTGGTCGCTTGGGAGAAGTAGAGTACGCAGACGATGAGGTAAAACGAGTCGTTATCCCTTACAAGCCAAGAGAACCACAGTTACAGATCCATGAGGCGATGGAGAACAATCGTTTTGTAGTGGTAGTGGCACATAGGCGTATGGGTAAGACAGTACAGGCTCTAAACGCGCTAATCAAAGCAGCGATGGAGAACGACAAGCCAAACCCTCGGTATGCGTATATCGCACCGACATATAGTCAAGCAAAGAGAGTAGCTTGGGATTACCTTACAAACTTCTGTAGACCATTGGATGCAACAGCCAATATAGCGGAATTAAGAGTAGATTTTTACGGAAGGAGAATCCAGCTTTATGGCTCTGATAACCCAGACTCCTTGCGCGGGCAATACTTCGATGCTGTAGTGCTAGACGAAATTGGCGATCAGAATCCTAAAATATGGAACGAGATCATTAGACCGGCTCTTGCAGACAGAAAAGGGTCGTGTCTGTTTATCGGCACACCGAAGGGAAACAACCACTTCAAGGACTTGTTCGACAGAGCAGGCAAAGAAGAAGGATGGGCAGCACTACAGTTCAAGGCAAGCGAAACAAAGCTACTAGATGAACAAGAGTTATGGTCTGCCAGAAAAGAAATGGGAGACGATAAGTACAACCAAGAGTTCGAGTGTAGTTTTAACGCAGCAGTAGAGGGAAGTTACTATGGCAAACTCATCAACGACCTCGAAGAAAAAGGTAGGCTTTGCGACATTACGAGAGATGATCTCTGTAGAACTTATGTGGCTTGGGATTTGGGCATGGGTGATAGCACAGCGTTGTGGGTGGCACAAGCAACAGGACAAGAAGTAAGACTACTAGACTATGTAGAGAATCATGGTCAAGGACTCGATTGGTATGTTAACTGGCTAAAAGATAACAAGTGGGAGAAAGCAGAGCAACTCCTACCACACGATGTAGAAGTAAGAGAACTAGGCACAGGCAAGAGCAGATTGGAAGTGTTGAGAGAAGCTGGACTAGATGTTCGGGTTCTGCCAAGACTTTCTGTAGATGATGGTATTCAGGCAGTCCGTAGACTCTTACCGAGATGTTGGTTCAATATGCCACAGGTAAAGCAAGGGCTAGACTGTCTTAGGAACTATAGGCGCGATTATGATGAAAAGCGTAATGTCTTTTTTGACAAGCCAATGCACGATTGGGCAAGTCATGGCAGCGACAGCTTTCGTTATTTAGCTTTAGGAATGGAACAAAACACTACTTGGTCGCAACCGATAACAGTAAAAACTTCATGGATCGTATAAATGGATGAACAGAAACTAAAGGTCATTCTCGAAGCAGAGATAGACGATGCTATCGGCTATGTAGAGACCGAAACAGTAGAGCAACGCACAAAGGCGATCAACTACTACAATCGTTACGAGTATGGCAACGAGATAGATGGTCGTTCTAAGATCGTAACAGGCGAAGTAGCCGAGGTTGTAGATGGTGCTTTACCTCAGTTAATGCGTATCTTTGCTGGATCAGACGAATTAGGTCGGTTCGAGCCTAGGATGCCAGGAGACGAGGAGTTTGCCAAGCAAGCTACCGAACTTACGAACTATGTGTTCTTTAACGATAACGATGGTGTTATCCTCATGCATAACTGGATGAAGGATGCACTTCTACAGAAGAATGGAATCGTTAAGTATTGGTGGGAGGATAGCGAAGATCCTACTAAAGAAGAATACAAAGGTTTAAACGCAGAAGAACTAACACTTCTGTTTGCTGATGGTGAAATGGAGTTAATCAGCCAAGAGACCGAGGAAGTAGGCATAGACCCAATGGGTATGCCTATCCTTTCTTATAATGTAGTCATCAAGAAGAAAAAAGAAGTCGGCAAGGTCTGTGTAGAGAATGTGCCACCAGAGGAGTTCTTAATCGCCAAGCGCGATAAGAGCATCAAGAACGCTAAATTTGTCGCACATCGCACAGTCAAGACACGATCAGACTTAATCGCTATGGGCTATCCACAAGACAAAGTGGACAAGATGCCAGCGTACAACGACCTTACTTATACTCCTGAACGAGTGGCTAGGTACAGCGCAGGCGAGATGCCAGACGAGACACAAAGCCTAGACTTTACGATGCAAGAAGTAGAGTTGTTCGAGTGCTATATTCGTACCGACTTTGATGGTGATGGGATTGCAGAACTCCGTAAGGTAGTTTATGCAGGCGATCAGATTATTGACAACGAGGAAACAGATCATATTCCTTTTGCAAGCATCTGCCCGATTCCTATGCCACACAAGTTTTTTGGTCAGAGTCTAGCTGATAGAGCAATGGACATACAGCTTATCAAGTCTACGATTACTCGTCAGATTTTAGATAACCTGTACCTAACCAATATGCCTAGGGTTACAGCCCTAGATGGACAAGTAAACCTAGATGACCTACTAACCTCATCGCCTGGCGGTGTAGTTCGGATTAAGTCTCAGGGCGCGGTTCAACCATTATCTGTACCGGCAACAGCATCACAGTCGTTCCCAATGCTTGATTACATGGATCAAGTATTGCAGAAGCGTTCAGGTGTTACTTCTACAAGCCAAGGTATAGATCCTAACATTCTACAAAATACCACAGCTACAGCGATTGCAGCAATGCAACAAGCAGGCTCTGGTCGTATAGAGATGATTGCTAGAATCTTTGCCGATACAGGTGTAAAAGACTTATTTGCAGGTATTTTCCACTTGATCCTAAAGTATCAGGACAAGCCAAGGGTTATTCGTTTACGAGGCAAGTATGTCTCTATTGACCCTAGAGAGTGGAAGAACAACTACGATGTAACAGTCAATGTCGGTCTAGGTACAGGTAGCCAAGATCAGAAGATGGCAATGGCAGCAATGGTTATGCAAAAGCAAGAGCAGATTCTGACAACACAAGGCTTTGCTAATCCGTTAGTAAGCGTAGGTCAGTATCGCAACACACTTGGTAAGTTTATCGAGGCAGCAGGGTACAAAGACTCAATGGAGTTTTTCAAAGAGATTCCACCAGAGCTAGACCAACAGTTGTCTCAGCCACAGCCACAGCAACAGCAACCTAACCCTGCGTTAGATATGATGATGCAACAGGCACAGGCACAGATCGAAACAGACAGAGCCAAAGCAATTAACGACATCGAAATCGCTAAAGCAAAAGCAGCAGCCTCTATCCAACTCGAAAGAGAGAAGGCAGCAGCTAACCTAGAACTCAAGACAGCAGAGTTCCAAGCAGAAGCCCAATTGAAGGCAGCACAAATCGGGGCTAAAATTAGCGGAGATGTCAGGATACCTGGATGAACAAAGTAGATAGAGCTAAAACATTATTAGGTGATGAGTTTTTCCAAGAGCTATTACAGGCTCAGAAAGACTCATTCAAGTCGTATATCTTTAGTTCTGCCGAGCATGATGTAGAAGGTAGAGAAAAAGCCTTAGTCAAACTAAAGGCACTAGAAGAATTTGAAGCATCTATTCAATCAATCGCACACAATGGCGAAATTGAAAAGAAGCGTGTAAAGGTTTTTTAACAACCATAGAGGTCGAAAATGAGTGAAAACACCAACCCACAAGGGAGTGTAGACAATTCTGTATCAGGTGCAGCTAATGCATTTATGTCTTTTCTTGAACCACAAGCGGAGGAGGCGCAAGCCCAACCAGAACCTAGTGAGGCAGAGTATTCTGCCGAGTCCGAGGAGCAAGATGTAAGTGCAGAAGAAGCTGAAAGCCAAGAAGAAGAAGTAGAGGAACTCCCCAAATACCGAGTTAAAGTCTCTGGTGAAGAAGTGGAAGTTAGCCTTGATGAACTTTTGAATGGTTACAGTAGGACTGCCGATTATCAGAAGAAAACTCAATCTTTAGCGGAACAACGAAAGGCTGTAGAGGCTGATCGAGTAAAGATTGATGAAGCAGCAAAGACCAGAGAAACCTATGCCCAACGACTCCAAGTCATTGAACAATTGTTACAGCAACAAGATCAAAGCCAAGACCTAGCATCACTCAAGGCAGAAGATCCGATTGCTTACGCAGTTGCAATGGGAGAGAAGATGGAACGAGATAAGCAGTTGCAAGCGGTGCAGATGGAAAGACAGCGAGTTCAACAAGAACAGCAGTCCCACCAACAAGCACAGTTGCAAAAGCATATCCAAGCAGAACAGGCAAAACTTGTAGAGGCTATCCCAGAGTTTAAGGATGATGTGAAAGCCGAAGTAATCCGTAGAGACATTCGCAATTATGCAAAGGCTCAAGGATTCTCAGATCAAGAGTTGTCTCAGGTTTACGATAGTCGCGCTGTACTAGCCCTCTATAAAGCAGCACAGTACGATAAGTTGATGGCAAACAAGGGTGTTACTTCTAAGAAAGTAGCTACTGCTCCTAAGACTATTCGACCAGGAACTTCTAATCCGCAGAGTTCTGATAATGAAGCATTAAAAAAAGAAAGAGCTGCATTACGCCAATCTGGCAATAAAAAGGATGCAGTTCGTTTATTTGAACGATTTTTATAAAGGAATTTAATCATGGCAGCATATGATCGCTATACCGCTATTGGTGCGCGTGAGGACTTAACCGATGTTATTTATGACATCAGCCCTACCGACACCCCAATCATGTCATCTATTGGCAAAACCAAAGCGACTTCCGTTAACCACGAATGGCAGACTGATGCCCTCGCAGCAGCTACCACTTCCAACGCATTAGTTGAAGGTGCAAGTGCTTCTGAGGCAACAATCACCCCAACCACACGCCTTGGCAACCTTACACAGATCGTTGGTAAGACTGTTATGGTTTCTGGTACTCTCTTGGCTTCTGACCTTGCTGGTCGTAAGTCTGAGATGGCTTACCAGTTGGCAAAGGCTTCTGCTGAAATTAAGCGTGATATTGAGACAATCATTACCGCTAACCAAGCTCAAGCAGCAGGTACATCTGGCTCTGTAGCTCGTAAGATGAGTTCGTTGTTGTCTTACATCAAGACAAACACCAACAAGTCTGCTGGCACAACTGCTGGTGTAGACCCAACCACAATTGGTGTATCAGTCCGTACCGATGGTACAACTCGTACCTTTACTGAGACCATCCTCAAGGATGTTATCAGCAAGGTATTCGTTAGTGGTGGTACGCCTTCCGTATTGATGGTATCGCCTGCTCTCAAGCAGACAGTATCAGGCTTTACTGGCTTGGCTGCACAACGCTATCAAGTACCTACGAATGGTCAAGCAACCATCCTAGCCGGTGCTGATTTATATCAATCCGACTTTGGTGTATTGCAGATTGTTCCTAACCGCTTTATGCGTACTCGTGATGCCCTCGTACTCGATCCTGAGTATGCAGCATTAGCGTACCTCCGACCATTCCAGACCAATGATATTGCTAAAGTTGGCGATGCTGACAAGAAGCAAATCTTGGCTGAATTGACCTTGGAAGTTCGCAACGAAGCTGCTCATGGTGGCGCATTTGACTTATCTGCTTGATATTAAGTAGATAATAAGTAGAATAGAGGGTAGACAAAATCTACCCTCTTTTCTATGATCGTTTACATTATGGGAGGTCTGGGCAACCAGATGTTCCAATACGCAGCAGGATACGCAGTTGCTAAGACATTAGGGGAAACCCTAGAGTTGAACACAACATTTTATGAAGTAAACAAAAATAGACAGTATGAACTAGGTGTTTTCCCTATATCGTTTCATGTAACAGATAATTTTGCGGAGTCAATAAAGGAAAAACAACATAGTTACCAAGAGATCACCAAGTCAGGAATGATGGTGGGCTACTGGCAGACAGAGAAATACTTTGATTGTGTAGAAGATGAGATCCGCAAGGAGTTTTATCTACCCAAGGCAGAGATAGACGAGAACATGGTGGCAGTAACAGTCCGTAGGGGCGATTATTTGAGCCTACCAGATGTTTTCGTACAGTTGGATGAGGCTTACTATAGGGAAGCTAGAAAGAACTTCCCTAACAGCGTTTTTGTGGTTTTCTCAGATGACCCTGAGTGGTGTGCAGAGAACCTAGAATGGGCTGATATGGTCATGCCTTGTAACAATCCTGTGCAAGATTTAGCGTTGCTTTCTTCCTTTAAAAACCATATCATAGCGAATAGCTCGTATGGATGGTGGGGTGCTTGGCTTGCTAAAGGAAACAAAGTAGTAGCACCAAAAAAGTGGTTCACCAATGGGCTAGACGATAGCGACATTATTCCTGAAAGGTGGATCAAACTGTGAAGAAATACTTAGAAACTGTAGATGGTGAGATTCGTACAGTATTATCGGATGGCGATGGTGGGATTGTTATCCACTCCCAAACCGATTTAACGGATTTTGCAGAGCATACAAAAGCGCAGTACAACAACAATCCTGGCAAAACAGGATGGTCAGGCGAAGTATTTGACCCAAAGAACAAGATAGCAGAGTTACCCCTAGCAATTATTAATGATCTGAACGCTAAAGGCATTATGCGTGGCTTTCATATCCAAGACCCTAAAGCCCTCAAGAAATGGCTAAATGACCCCGATAACAGGGTGTTTAGAACTAGAGGGGGTGAGGTATGAGAATCGCTATTTGTATTCCCGCTAGAGGGCAAATGGAGGTCGCTACAGCGTTTGATTTGGTGGCAATGTGTGCGTATACCATTAAGACCACAAAACACGATATAGACCTGTTTACGAGTGCTGGAACGCTAATATTTGACCAGCGCAATAGTTTAGTTAAGACAGCACTAGAAATAAAAGCAGATTATCTGTTATTTGTAGATGCTGATATGCGGTTTCCAAAGGACACACTCAAGATCCTCATGGCACACGATAAGGATATTATCGGAGTCAATGCGACAACACGATCTGAGCCTGTCAAACCGACAGCCAAAAACTTCAAAATAAGCGAAGTGGATGGGTCTGTCGATTGGTTTCCTATTTATTCCAACGCAATGTCAGGAATCAGTAAAGCTGATGGCATTGGCTGCGGAGTAATGTTGGTTAAAACCAAAGTGTTTAAGGCAATGGAAGAACCTTATTTCTATTTTGAGCAACTTGGTAACAACAAAATACTAGGTGAGGATATTTACTTCTGCATTAAGGCAAAAGACGCAGGATTTGATACTTGGGTAGATCACGATCTATCGAAAGGCATCCGGCACATCGGGCAGTATGTCTATGGCTGGGATAACATCGAAATACCAAAAGAGTAAGAGAGATTATGGCTTATACAAACTTTACCGATCTCAAAGCATCGGTGGCTAACTACTTAGGTCGATCAGACTTAACATCGGTTATCCCCGACTTTATTAGCTTTGCAGAGCTACGCATGGCAAGAGACCTACGCACTCGACAGATGTTAGAGTCAGCTACAGCATTAACAGTAAGTGGTGATGGCAAAGTAGCGTTACCGACAGACTTTTTAGAGATTCGGGATTTGCATATCCAAGGCAACCCAAGATACCCTATTACCTATATGTCTCCTAGTCTGTTTACTAGGGATGCTCCGGCAGACGAGAGTGGCAAACCAATTTATTACACAATCCTGGCAAGCGAGTTTGAGTTAGCACCAAAGCCAGATACAGCATATACATTGGAGATCCTCTACTATGCTAAACCTACTGTATTGTCTACTGGTAATGCAAGCAATGTATTTCTTGCTAACTATCCAGATGCTCTCCTCTATGCCTCGCTTTTAGAAGCAGAGCCGTATCTTATTAACGATGCAAGAAGTCAGACATGGGCAACCCTGTACGACAGAGCAATTAAAAACATATCCGATGCAGACCAAAATAGCGAGTATTCGGGTGTTCCATTACAAATGCGCGTAACCTCACGATAAGGAAATACTATGGCTGAAATGTCAAACTACCTAGAGAACGCACTAATCAATGCAACTCTACGAGCAACAACTTTTACCTCCCCTTCTGTAGTCTATGTTGGTCTTTATACAGCAGACCCAACAGATGCTGGTACAGGCACAGAGGTAAGTGGTGGATCGTATGCTCGCCAATCAGTAACTTTTGGTGCGCCGAGCAATGGTGTATCTACAAACTCTGCTGCAGTAGAGTTTCCACAATGCACATCGACTTGGGGAACAGTAAGCCATATTGGAATATTGGATGCAAGCACAAGCGGTAATCTGTACTACCATACTGCACTAGACAGTTCTAAAACAATAGAAACAGGAGATGTATTTAAGATCGCAATCGGTAATCTATCTGTTACCTTAGCTTAATATGTCTACTATTGTTACCAGAGCCGGTAAAGGCTCTCCGCTTACCCATGTAGAGGTAGATGCTAACTTTACCAATCTTAATACAGATAAGGTAGAAAAGACTGCTGCTGACATCACAGGTGGCACAATCAATGGCACTACTATAGGTGCTACTACCCCATCTACTGTAAACGCTACTACGATTACAGGACAGACAGCTAGGTTAAATGGTACTGGGCAGAATTTATTGTTGCAAAGTCAGTTTGCATCTAATTGGACAGCAACACGAGCATCTGCTTCAATAAACTCTGCTGTAGCTCCTGATAGCACATTAACTGCATTAACACTTACTTCTGATGGAACATCAGGGGCGCACATTATACAGCCAGCAAGTTCTGCCACAACGCCTGCTGGACAAACTAGAACTGCATCTGTTTTTGCAAAAGCTGGAACAAACAATTTTATTCAAATTGCTTTTGGTGCAGATGGAACTCCATTCGCCAATTTTGACTTATCTGGAGGAACTGTAGGTAGTAATGCTTCTGTTACAGCCTCAATCGTTAATTTTGGTAATGGATGGTATCGTTGCATTGCAACAACAACTAGCTTAACAGCAACAGACGCTAGATTTTTTATTATATCAAGCGGCACTTCTGTGCGTGGTGAAAGCAATTCGCTTGCCACAACTGTATTATTGTGGGGGGCACAATTAGAATTTGCTTCATCTGCCAACACCTACATCCCTACTACTTCAGCCGCAGTCTACGGAACTCCTACCCTATCCTTTAGTGGAGTATCTACTATTGGACTAGAGTCTAATGGTGCTTTATTTGTACAACCAGCAGGAACAGGCGCATTACAAGCCCAACAAACAGACTCTACTACAGCAGGTGGTAATGCTAGGGGTGCTAATGCTGTTGATTGGCAGACTACAAGAAACAATGCCGCTCAAGTAGCTAGTGGGTCACAATCCACAGTAGGTGGTGGCGGAAACAATAGAGCAACTTCAACTTATGCAACTGCCTCTGGTGGCAATAATAATACTTCATCAGGGTTTGGTTCTGTTATTGCTGGTGGCAACACAAATACATCTAGCGGGTCATATTCTTTTGTAGGTTCTGGCGAAAGTAATACGGCAAGCAACTACTCTGCTGCTGTTGTTAGTGGTCGTTCTAATACTGCCGCAGGTTATTTAAATTTTATTGGCGGTGGTTTTACTAACGCAGGAACATCAGGTTCAGCAGTAACCACCCAAAGCGGTACTATGAACGGTACTACTGCGGTTACATTGTCAGGCTCAAACGCAAATATTAAGGTCGGTCAATTAATTACTGGCACAAGCATCAATGCTTCTCCTCATACCTATGTAGCCGCCATATCAGGAACAAGCCTTACCCTTTCCCAAAACGCATCAGGTTCATCTACAAGCACTCTATCTTTCTTTACTCCTCATGGAGTAGTAGTAGGCGGTGGTAATAACCAAGCTACAGGGGCATATAGTGCAATTCTAGGCGGAGGCGATGCTGGAACTGCGGCTAATAGGAATGTGGCTAGTGGGGATTATTCTGCTGTAGTAGGGGGTAGAAATAACACAGCAAGCGGTATTGGTTCATTTATTGGCGGTGGGGGATTTGATGGAACTTCCGCACAAGCAAATACGGCAAGTGGCATTACATCAGTTCTTTGTGGCGGTCAATCTAATACATCTTCAGGTACTGGCTCTGTTGTTGGTGGTGGTGTTATTAATGTAGCTAACACTACAGGAGCAACAGTTGTAGGTGGCTATCAAAATACAGCAAACTCAGGCATGGGAACTGTTGTTGGTGGTCGATATGGAAATACTCGTTCTATTACTGGATATTTAGTATTTCCTGCACAAAATGGTGCAATAACAGGTAGTGGTGGTGTATCTCAATCCGCAATGCTTATTGTTGGAAAACAAACTACAGATGCAACAGCAACAGCTTTAACTTGCGATGGTACTGCCGCAGGAACAACAAACCAAGTAATACTACCTAACAACTCTGCCTATTTATTTAAAGCTACTGTTATTTCTAATGTAACAGGCGGTGGCAATACATCTGCATGGAAACTAGAAGGTGCTATCAAGCGTGGTGCTAATGCGGCTTCCACAACGATTGTAGGTTTAGTTACTACGACTTTACTAGCACAAGACGCAGGTGCGGCAACATGGGCTATAGCGGCTACGGCAGACACTACAAATGGTGGATTACGCATTACCTTTACTGGACAGGCTAGTACGACTATACGAACAGTCTGCAAGGTAGAAACGACAGAAGTAACTTTTTAAGGAGAATTAAATGGCACTTAAGCTCGCTGTTCAAACCCAATTTGGCGTACCAGCCCCACAAGCCTACGCTAGAATTACTAACTTCTTTGGCACTAAAGACCAAATCCAAGTCCAAGTCGCTATTCATTACGATGAGTCGGCAAGGCATGGCAACATGGCTACAGTCAAAGAAAACGCACACTATATCAATATGGAAGATTTAAAGGGCGACTTAATCCCAGCCATATATGAGGTTCTAAAGACTTTTAGTGATTACGAAGGCGCAGAGGACTGCTGATGGCTTTTGCAGACCAATATGTCGTATATGGATATTGGGATACAGGATATTGTGTAGGTGATGTAACCCCTACAGAGGCAAGCGCATCTATAGATGGTGTTTGTTCTGTAGTTAGTAGCGCGATTAGACTTCGGCTTGCTGATGCTAGTATTACTAGTACAGTTTCAGTAAACTCAAGTTGTATCAGAATAAGAGACTTTAGTGGTTCTATATCTGCTAGTGCAACAATAACAGCAAATGCAATTAGACAAAGACTAGCAAGCTGTGAAATTCTATGTGTAACGACAGTTAGTACACTTGGTAATGTAGACTTTTCTGGCAACGCTAGTGTTAACGCATTGGCTAACATAGCGTGTTATGCAAACGCAGTATTTTCTGCTTTAGGTTCTGTTTCTAACACTTCTACAGTAAGTTGCCTGGGCAGAATATTAGGCGATAATTGGACAGGCGAGACAGCAGGAACAGAGGCTTGGACAGGTATAGCACCTAGTACGACAGTTTGGACAGTATCATCGGAAGGCTCAGAGCCTTGGACAGGAACAACACCAACATCGACTACTTGGACTACAAGTTCTGGTAGTAATAATTCATGGGTAAATAATTAATGGCAATCAGCAGAATAACATTCGGAGAATGGACACCAGATCAGCCAGGCATTACTAATGGTCTAAGGAGAGCAGAGAATGTTTACTCCAAATTAGTTGGCTATGGTGCTATTCCTACTGTTGTAGATTATTCTGCATCCGCATCCGAAAACTTAAACAATGTAGTTGCAGGAAAAACAACTGTAGGTGCTACATTAGTATTTGCTGGTGGCTCTACAAAGTTATTTAAGTTAGATTCTGCGGATTTGTCTTTAGACAATGTATCAAAATCTGGCAACTATACGACACCTACAGATCAACGATGGAAGTTTACGCAATTTGGTAATGTCATTGTTGCAGCTAACGGATTCGATAGATTACAGGGATTTAATTTAAATAGTTCTTCTTTGTTTGCAAATCTAGCAGCAGATGCACCAGAGGCGCGATATGTAACTGTAGTGCGAGACTTTGTAGTATCGGGCTATCAGTCTAGTTATCCAAACAGGGTTCAATGGTCAGCATTGGGAGATGAGTCTAGTTGGACAGCTTCCGCTACGACCCAAGCAGATTTTCAAGATATTCCTGATGGTGGCTCTGTAGTCGGTGTTACAGGTGGTGAATATGGTCTAGTCTTTATGGATCGTTCTATCCATAGGATGTCTTATGTTGGTAGCCCATTGGTATTCCAATTCGACAACATTAGTCGTAACTTAGGATGTTATGAGGCTAACTCCATTATTCAGTATGGTGGAACATCCTTCTTCTTAGGTGATGATGGCTTCTATGCTTGCGATGGACAAAATGTAGTTCCAATTGGTAACGAAAAAGTAAACAGATTTTTCTTTGATAATGTAGATGAAGGTACTTTATACCTTATGTCTGCTGCGGTAGATCCAACAAAGAAGTTGATTATTTGGGCATATGCCTCTAATAGTTCAGCAACACCTGATAGTTTGTTAATCTACAACTATCAGACTCAGCGTTGGACTAGCGGAACAACTACTGTAGATAGAATCGCATCAACTTCTACACCTGCGGTTACATTAGAAGGTATGGATACATACGGAACATTAGAAACAATCCTTACTAGTTTTGATAGTCGTGTTTGGCTTGGTGGCAGATTACAGTTAGCCGGTGTGGATGGTGCAAAGATTGTTACCTTTTCAGGTGCTAACGCTACAGCGTACCTAGAAACAGGTGATATAGAAGTGCCAGGATCTACATCCTCTATCACAATGGTTAAACCTATCGTAGATGATGGATCTGGAAGCGTGGCTTTGCTATCTCGTAGGCTTTTAACAGAGTCCACAGTATTTGGATCTCAATCAGCAGCAGATGCCGAAAATAGAGTGTCTGTGCGTGGTATTGGTCGCTATCATCGTCTACAATTAACCCCTACAGGTAGTTGGACATCAGCAGTCGGAATGGACATCGATTTAAGCCCTCTAGGAACTAGATAATGTTTAGAGCATTACCCCCATTTGGTAGCGATCCTCGTGGAGTAGCCGAGGTAGTCAATGGGATTATGAATGGCAAGACTAACAATACAGGGTCGGTAACTCTAGCAACAGGCGGTGCATCTACTACAACAATTACAGATGCTCGTATTGGTGTAGATTCTGTCATTCTGTTGATGGCTACAGACGATGTATCAGCTACATCGTATTACCCTTATTTAGCTGTACAAGACGATACAGACCAAGCTGCGACAACAACTACAGCAGCCAATATTATGTCGTTTAGCACTACAGACTATGCTTTAGGTGCAAGTCTAGTAACTAGTACGAAACTAACAGCAGGTTACTCTGGACTCTACAACATTCAGTTTAGTGTGCAGTTTAAAAGCACAGTTAATGATCCTGAGTTTGTAGATGTATGGTTTAGAAAAAATGGTACTAATGTAGCAGCATCAAACAGTAAATTTGGTATCTCACAAAGAAAAAGTGCAGGCATTCCAAGTCATATGATTGGCTCATTAAACTTTTTTATTGGTTTAGAGAAAAACGATTATGTAGAGTTAGCTTGGAGACCATCTGATATTGGTGTAACGATTGAGCATTTTGGTACAGATACTTCACCTACTAGACCAGCAACACCTAGCATCATAGCCACAATGAGTTATCTATCATCAAATGGCTATACCAGTAATCTTTTTACAATGCCTTATATATCAGCAGTAACCAACGGAAGTGCCACTATTAGCCATCCAGCTAATACAGTATCTGGCATGACTCATAAATACATCATCGTAGGATAAAACTATGGCAACAACCACAAGCACATCGTCAATTGATCCAGCGTTACTCCCATACCTTACCCAAGGTTTGCAGAGGGCGCAGAGTCTGTTTCTTACAGGTCAGCAACCAGAGTTCTTTCCTGGTCAGACCTATGTAAGCCCATCTGCTGCGACTACTGAGGCTATTGCCCAACAGGAAGCTATTGCTCGCCAACAGTCTCCTGTTCTACAACAGGCTCAACAGGCTTATACATCATCTTTAGGTCAAGTCGGACAGACTGCTGCTGGTGGATTCTTAAATGCAAATCCTTATCAACAAGCGATGATGGAGGCAGCTACTCGCCCACTAACCCAACAGTTTAGCCAATCCGTATTGCCAGGCATTTCGAGCCTTTACAGCCGTTCTGGTCGTTTGGGTAGCGGTGCTATGGAAAGAGCATTAGGAACTGCTACAGAGGCTTATGGGCGGTCTCTAGGGGATATTACATCCAATATCGCAGGCACACAGTATCAACAAGAACGAGGACTGCAACAACAGGCTCAATTGCAACAAGCTCAGTTAGCTGGTCTAGCACCACAGTTTTATGGTCAACAGTTCCTCCCATCGCAGACATTGGCTCAAGTGGGCGCGCAACAAGAGGCAATCTCTGCACAACCTCTACAAGAGCAATTGGCTCGTTATCAGTTCGGACAACAGTTACCCTATCAGCAACTCCAAGGGTATCTATCATCGGTATATGGCACTCCATTAGGAAGCTATGGAACACAAACAACTACTGCGCCTACCTATCAGAATCGTGGTGCAGGAGTTCTTGGCGGTGGTATAGCAGGCGGTCTAGGCGGTTACGCACTAGGTCAAGCGTTCCCACAAATCGGTGGTACTTATGGTGCATTAGGCGGTGCAGCACTTGGTGGATTATTAGGTGGTGGATTCTTCTGATAATAGAAAAACTAACCCTACATCGTTTAGAGGAGTTTTTTGAACTGGTTACTAAAATGGTAGCCGAGGCAGAGTTTGCTTACGCAACACCAGAAAAGCACAAGATTCTACATTTATTTAAGAATCCTAATGCAGTCGGATTTATCGCAATAGAACACAACAGAATTGTTGGGTTTATATCTGGTCTAGCCCATGAGTATTTCTTTAGTAATCGTAAAAGAGTAAGTGATCTAGGGTTCTTTGTTTTACCTGAGTATAGAGGTAGTAGAGTGGCACTTAAACTAGTAAAATCACTAGAAACATGGGCAAAAGATATGGGTGCAGATGATCTGCATTTAGGACAAACAACAGCAGTAGATATGGATAAAACCAGACAGTTTTATGAGAGACTAGGTTATAAAACTGTTGGCTTTAATACAGTCAAACACTTAAAGGATTAATTATGTGTGGCGGAGTCGTAGAACAAGTTGAAAAAGCTGTTGTACAGCCCATAGGACAAGGATTAGCAGATTTAGATAAAGCTACTGGGTACAACATGGAGATTGTTGCACCACTTGTTGTTGCAGCAGTTGCAGCACCATATTTAGCACCAGCATTAGCAGAAGGCGCAGTAGCAACTGGAGCAGCATCAGCAGCCGAAGCAGCAGCAGCATTAGAAGCAGCAGCATTAGCAGAAGGTGCAACTACAGCAGGTATGGTCGGTGCAGCAAATACAGGATTGCCAATAGGAACAGCAACACTTGGTGGAACAGTTGGCGCAACAGCTAGTGGCGCACCAATATTTGATTACTCTACAGAAGCAATGTTAACTCCTGGCGGTAATGTCGTTCCTGCAACCACATTGCCTACAGAAATGGCTTTAATAGATGCTGAGATTGCTAGTGCAGCAGCATCTGCTCCTACAAAAATATCACCAATGCAAGCTATTCAAGGAATTAGATCTGCTAGTGGTTTATTAGGTGGTGGTCAACAACAACAAGCACAAGCCTATCCACAAATGCAGATGGGCGGTAGACAACAAATGCCTCAAGGCGCAGTTGATTACACAGGTTTATACAACTTATTAGCTCTACAGAGAGCAAGAAATCCAAATTCTTTACTAGGATAAAATATGGCAATTGATCTATCTACCTTATTCGGTCAGCAACAAGACTATTCGCAAATTCTTAGTCCTGCCGAGCAACAGCGTATTCAGTCCAACGCAGGACAACAAGCCTTGTTAAATTCTGCTATTGCTTTACTGGCACAGTCTGGACAAACAAGACAACCTATTAGCACAGGACAGTTATTTGGTAGCGCATTAGGCGCAGGCATGGAAGGCTATAACCAATCGTTTGACAGAACGCTAAAGCAGATGTTGATTGGTAATCAATTGGGTGAGTACAAGCGTAAGCAACAAGCCCAAGAACAATATCAAAAGATGCTTAAAGCAGCAGAAAGACCACAGAATATTCCTATGGCTACTGGTGCAGACTCTCAATTGGGTATGCTATCTGAACCTAGGTTTGGTGGTGGCATGGCTGATGAAGAAACAGTAGCTGCATTAAGAGCAAATCTGCCAAGAACTGTAGATCCAACACTAGCAAACACAGCAGCACTTCAATATTTGGCTCAAGTTGACCCTGCTAAGTATGCAGAATTAACTACAAAACAGACAAAGTTGCCAGGAAAAATTGATGAGTTTGTTACTGCAAAGCAGATGAAATTAATTCCTGAGAATATGTCATTCCAACAGTTTGAGGAAATTGGTAAAAAACCATTAGTTCAAGTTATGCCAACAGAAAAGAACTTGGCAGAGATTGATAAAGGTGTAGTAGAAAACTTAACTAACCAAGCTGTATCTGCAAGACAATTTGCCACATCTGCAACACAGATTAATGAACTGTTAAAAGGCAAAGGCGGTGGTAAGTTAGTTCAATTAACAGCCGATACTGCAAAAACTTTAGGATTAAATACAGACACAGTAACAGCAAACGATTTGGCTAAATCTTTAGTAGTTCAAACTGCTGTTAAAGTTAGACCTCCTGGATCTGGTGCAACATCTAATATAGAATTTGAAGCATATATTAATGCAGTTCCAAGTCTTGCTAATTCAGAGTCTGGTCGAGCATTGATGGCTGATGCTAATACTAGGTTTGCTGAAAGAGCAGAGAAAATTGCTGATTTTTCTAGAAATCTATATAAAAAGAACGAGTTTAACCTTACAGCAGTTCAAGAATACGATGCAAAACTTGGCGCAGTATTGCCTAAAGATTTTTACGAAAAAGTTAATAAAGTTCCAAAATCAAAAGATTTAGGTATCCCATCTGCAAGAGGTGTTAAATTTTTAGGATTTGAATAATGCCAATAGCTCGATATGAAATGCCTGATGGCAGAATAGGTCGATTTGAAGTTCCAGAAGGAACTACACCAGAACAGGCTCAAAAGTTAATTGCTGAGTCTTTGGGTGGGCAAGACCAAAATCAATTAAGTAGAGATATTGGTCGGCAATTAGGATTGACTGCTAGGGCTGCTACTACAGGTGCAGCAGGACTTCCTGTATTAGCTGGTGATGCCCTTAATACACTTATTAACCTTATTACAGGTGGTGTAGGCAAAGTAACAGGAACAGAGATTCCTAGATTACAAATGCCTAGCCAAGTTTTACAAAGAGGCATGACACAAGTCGGATTGCCAGAAGCAGAGACTAGGGGCGAGAAAGTAATACAAGATATTACTTCTGCTGTATCGGGTGTTGCTGCTCCTGCTGCATTAGTTCAGAGAGCATACCAAGCCGGTAAAACAGCTTTAACACAGCCATCTGCTGTACAAAAGTTTTTTACTGAGAATTTACCTTTACAAACAAGTGCTGCGGTGGGTGGTGCTGGTGCATCGGCTGCTGGTAGAGAATATGCAGATGTTGGTGCAGGCGGTCAATTTGGTTTAGCAATGCTTGGCGGTATGGTCGCACCTGGCACAGCAACTATAGCCATTCCAGCAGCAGGCAGAGCAGTTAGAGAGACTGTTCGCCCATTTACAGAGGCAGGCAGAGAAGTAATTACAGGCAATGTATTACGACAGTTAGCAAATCAACCAGAAACTGCTATTACTCGTATGCAAGAGTTCCAACCACAAGTGCCTGGATACACACCAACCACAGCACAAGCAAGTAGAGATGTAGGCTTAATATCAGCAGAAACTCCTATTCGCGCATTAGATGTTACAGGCAAGTTTGCTGCACAAGCATCCGAAGCTAATAAAGCAAGAATGGCTATTATTGACAGATTAGCTAAAGACCAAGATGCCGTTAATATTGCTGTTGCTAATCGAGAGACTGCTACTGCACCAATGCGAGAGGCAGCGTTTGCTGCATCGACACAAACACCACAACAAATACAGTCGGCTATCTCATTAGTAGTTAATAAACAGATTGATGACATTTTGGCTTCTGATGTTGGTAAGCGATCTACAGTTATCAATGCTATGAACTTTGCCAAAAACTCTGTAAACAGAGCAGATACAGTTGGCTCTCTTTATGAGGTTCGCAAGGATCTACGAGCAGCAGCACAAGGTCTTTTAGATAGAGAAGGTTCTGCATACAGCCTAGCAAAAGGACAATTAGAAAGCGTTATTAAAGCTGTAGATGATGTACTTGACTCGTCAGCACCTGGATATAAAGACTATCTAAAAGTCTATGCTCAGAGAAGCAAAAATATTGAGAAAGTGGAAGCAGCCCAAGGCTTTAGAGGTAAGGTTCTTTCTACAATTCCTGATCCAATTAATGTTGGTCAGTTTATGATTTCTCAACCTAAATTTGTTAATGCTATCCGAGCAGCAGCAAAAGAAACAGACATGTCTCAGATGCAAGTAAAAATCCTAGAACGAGTTGGTAGAGACTTAGATTCTGGTGTTCTAAATAAATCAGGCAGAGTGCCAGGATCAGATACATTTAAGAATCTTTCTACAGCTAATGTTATCGGTGGAATCATCGGAAAACAGATGTTCGGAGAAGTACCGGCAGCAGCAAATAAGGTGGTAGCACCTCTCAATTGGCTCTACAATGGTACAGATGACCAAATCAGAGAATTGCTTGTTGATTCTATGTTAGACCCCAAGTTAGCAGCACGATTGATGTCTAAAGCATCTACAACAAACATAGAACCAATTAGTAAAGAATTACAACGGAAAGCACTAAACCTTGGTTATGGTGCTGCATTTGGAATAACAGAGTAATTAAGGAAAATCATGGCATATACAAAGTATTCTCTAACCCCTGCTAATAACACAGCAGCACCTCCAGATGGTGCGCCAGAGGGAATGTTGCCATCAGCAGTAAACGATACTATGCGCGATATGATGGCGCAGATCCGAGATGCTGGAGATGGTATTCGGGATGGCACATATACCATGACTGCACCTAAGATCACAGGTGGAACGATTACTGGTGCTACCATCAATAATTCTGCTATCGGTGGCACAACTACAGCAGCAGGTGCATTTTCTACATTGTCTTCTACAGGCGCAACAACCTTTAGCGGAGCAACAGTAGTTTCTGGAAGCCTAACAGCTAATACTTTTTCTAGTTCTGGTGCAACTATTACTGGTGGATCTATTAGTGGTATTACCGATTTAGCAGTAGCCGATGGTGGTACAGGTGCTTCTTCTATTACATCAAATAGTGTTATTTTAGGAAATGGCTCATCTGCATTATCTGGTAATTTAGTTGCTCCAAGCACATCAGGAAATGTATTAACTTCTAATGGAACTACTTGGACATCTGTTGCAGGTGCTTACCCTTTAACTAGCGGTACTGTCGTAGCATCTACTAGCGGAACTTCAATAGACTTTACATCTATTCCTAGTTGGGTTAAGCGTATTACTGTGATGTTTGACGCTGTAAGTCTTAGTGGTAGCTCAACAATTCGTATTCAATTAGGAACAGGCTCAACAACCTACACCACATCAGGATATGTTACTTTTGGTGTTACTTTTTCAACAGGTGGTTTAGGCGGTGCTACTGATACTGGCGGTTTTGTAATTGGTCAAAATCATACAGCAGGTGGAGTTACAACTTATGGCGGTAGTTGCGTAATTACCAATGTTACTGGAAACACTTGGTCTTACATGGCAGTCATGGGTGGTAATTCTAGTACAAATGGTGGTCAACTTGGTGGTGGCTCTGTACCTCTTGGTGCGGCATTAACTGCTGTTCGAGTTACCACAGTAAACGGCACAGATACTTTTGATGCTGGCTCAATAAACATCTTGTACGAATAAATCATGAATAGAATTCAAATTGATGTGATTACTGGTGAGCGTAAAGTTATTGATTTAACTGCTGCGGAAGTATCACAAGCACAAGCACAGTACGCAGAATGGCTTGCTAATCAACCTACCAAAGAAGAACAGATTGCTAAACTGCAAGAGCAGATTGATGCATTGAAAGCTAAATAATGACAACAATAGATAAAAACGAGGCAGCATTGTCTGCTCACGAGGCTGTCTGTGCTGAACGCTATACAGGTATCAATGCTAGGTTAAAACGCTTAGAGCAGATCCTAATAGGTTCTGCTGGATTTATTATCGCTATTCTACTTGCTCTTGTTTTGAAATTAAATTAAGCCTATGAACTATGTCCGATCAATTTGGGTTTTTAGAGGGTGCAAAGTCATTTAGCGAAAGCGTAAAGACAGGCAAAGAGGCAGGCAAGGCTATCGGATCATCTATCGAGGATGTCCAAAAAGAAGCAGCCTCGGTAGCACAACAAAAAGCCTTAGAACGCAGAAGGCAAATAAGAGAAGCAGAAGTCCTAAAAGAGCAGTATTTCAAACGCGCCATGATGCAATGGCAAAAACAAGAAGAAATCAGAATAAAAGAAGAACAGGTCAAGAAAGACTTTGTAAAACATCATGGTCAAAAAAGATGGTCAGAAGTAGAAACTATTAAAGCAAAGATTGAAAAACAGGAGAAAGAAATTGAAAATGAATTTAGAAAAGATTTGGCAGAAGTGCGTAGAGTTATGTATATGTGCTATGCGTTGGCTGCAATCGTTGCCTGGTATCTTACTTGGGGTCATAAAGGGTAAATAATGTTTACACTCATCTCTACAGCTTTGTCCTTCCTTATGGGTGGACTACCTAAACTCTTAGACTTCTTTCAAGACAAGTCCGATAAGTCTCACGAACTAGAACTAGCTCGTATGCAAACGGAGAGAGAACTCCAAATGCTAGAAAGAGGTTACGCAGCACAGGCTAGAGTCGAAGAGATACGCACAGACCAAGTCCAAATGCAGACCCAAGCACAAGAACGAACAGCCATGTACCAACACGATATAGAAATCGGTAAGGGTGCAAGCCAATGGATCATCAACCTACGAGCCTCTGTTCGCCCTGTTGTTACCTACCTATTCGTTTTACTACTAATCATTGTAGATATTGCCTCTATCTGGTGGGCTTGGTCTAGCGGTGCAGCGTTTGCCGAGGCTATCCCTTTGGTGTTTGATGCAGACGAGATGCAGATCCTAGCCTCTATTATTGCTTTTTGGTTCGGTACGCAAGCCTTTGCTAAGAAATGATTGACCATAAAGTTATTGAGATGATTAAGCACCACGAGGGTGTTAAACAAAAGCCTTACCAATGCCCTGCACTACTTTGGACTGTTGGTGTTGGTCATGTCATAGATCCTAACCATGCTAGAGTACCACTAGCAGAACGAAAGGCTCTGCCCATTCCTAGCGGATGGGATCGAGTCTTAACGATGGGAGAAGTAGATGAAATTCTTGCTAAAGATTTGGCGCGGTTTGAAAGCGGAGTACAACGATTATGTCCTAGTGGGCTTACTGCTGGTCGGTTTGGCGCACTTGTGTCTTTCGCCTTCAATGTTGGACTCGGTAATCTCCAAAATTCTACCCTTCGGATGAAACACAATAGGGGTGAGTTTGATTCTGCTGCCGAGGAGTTTCTAAAGTGGAATAAAGCCGGTGGTAAGGAATTAAAAGGACTTACAAACAGGCGCAAAGACGAAATGGCTTTGTACCTCTCATAGAATCTTTCCGTACTTAAACAAGGTGTTTTTATTTACTAAAAATGCCTTCTTGGATCTGGTATCTCCTTTTCCAACAAACTCCACATACTGTAGCTTGCAATCAAATATACATTTAAAGATGTGTTTGACAGGCATGATTACAAACATCTCCCCATCGTAGAAAACCCAATAATCTGCTTGTGTAGCCATGAGTCCAGAGGGTTTATCGTACATCTCAATCTCTACAACAATATTCCCTGTCTCTTGGCTCATTGGGTCGTATTTGACCTCGACTGCCTTATCTATCTCAGGTATCCAAATATCGTACCCTTTAAAAGCGTTTATAAGGCTCGCAGAAGGGTATTTCTTGCGTAGGATAGCCAAGACCCTTTCCTCTATCTCCAAACCCCTCTGTAGGTCGTTTTGGAAGGTCATACAGTATCTAAGCCACCCTGATCGGTAGGGGGGTGGCACTCCTTGAAAGGGTGTAGCATTGCGCTACTAATGCCGATCTCATCGGGGGTTACATACAGCTAATTATAGAACCACAAACAGTACAAACTATAATCTTATCACCACTAATAATTGTAGTGGTCTGACAAGCATATGCACTTCCCATTATTAACAAATATGTTAATACTCCAACAGTTATCTTTTTCATGGTTTCTCTTCAAAAAGGAATGTCATCTTCAATACCACTACTCTTAGGCAACTCATCATCGCCCTTGGGAGTAAAGCCTTTCTGTTTCGGATCACCAATACGACCCGATAAGAACTTCCCTTTTTTGCCTTCCTTTAGCCAGGCATCAAACCAATGCTCAACTCCGTTAATCTTAATAGAACCCTTGTAATCAGGGTGTTTCTCTGTGAGCTTTTTGTCGTTCTTAAATAGACTAAAACTGCCATCTTTCATCTCATAGGTCATTTCTGCCTCGCTTTTAGTTGGTTAAATAGGTCTAAGACCTCGCTTAAAAACTGCTTTACTTCTACTTCCATTGAGTCGATATACTCCTGATCCCTCTCGACTCGTACTACAAACAACTGCAAGTCCTCTGGCACTCTAGGATCGAATGATACAAAGTCGCACCATTTCGCGCCTGTACAAGCCATCTGACATTGCATCTGTGGGATATATTTACTTGGAGCTTTGTTCTCCAAGACTGTCTCGATATGGTTGGCTGTATTCGGACATTTAATCTCAATAAGACCTTCCCCTACAATGCCATCAGGAGAGCATCCAAAGCCTTCTATCGTGGGATGGTCTACGAACCCATCCTCCTTTACAAAAGTGCCTGTATGAGCCTCGTATGCCATCCTAGCGAATGGCTCTTGCTCTGTACCCCATTCCATTGCAGCGTTAGTAAACGACTCCCCTGCTTTGCCGGTCAATCGCTGAACGACTAACTCCATCTTGTAGTTTTTACGACTTGCCGACTCGCCAGACTTAATCTTGGCTAAAACATCTGCGACCCGACTAGCGGTAACTTTGCCTAGTCTGGCAGCAAACCATTCTTCTGTTTTTTGTTCCATACAATCCCTTTCAATGGATTTTTTGATCCGCATGAATCTGCGTTAAGCAGTCATTCAGAAACTTTACCATAATTTGTGAAACTTCTAAAGATAAATCTGATCCCTCAATCTCGATAGCAAACCGAAATGGAGCAACCTCTGTTACTGTCATTACTGCTTTAGATACTGGCTCAGACATATTTTGATCGTTGCATAGCCTCTGCTATAAAACACCGATTCTCCCCTTTCATTTTCTTTTGGTACTCATCACTACAGTCATCACAGACTGTAACTCTTTCTCCTGATCCCCTCCTGTAA